ATAAATACCCCTTTGATTTTCCTTATCTGTAATCTTAGGATAATAAATCCATATAAAATTAGATTTTTCATTTACATTAAACTTTTCATATAAAACTATTAAATCAATATTTACTCCTAAATCAACATTACAAGTAATTGTGCTTACTTTATATGGTGTAAAATAAATTCCTTCCATTGATTACGATATATAAAGATTTATAATCTTTAAATCATTTTTTTTTATTTTTTGGAAATTTTATTTAAATAAGAAGTATTTAAAATTTCGGTAGTTGCACTGATAGCAATCATTGGTGGAATATTTAAAATATAAGTTTTATCATTATTTAAATGAGCATCTCTAAATTCATCAATATCAATTGTTCCTCCAAACATTTTTAATAGATATCTGGAAGGTGCAGGACGAATTAATTTTTGAAATCCACATCTTTTTGCAATCATTTGTATCCAACTATTAATTTCCCATACTTTATCACTTCCACAATTAACTGAAAAATTATATGCATTTGCACATTGTAAAGAACAAAATGAACCTACAATAAAAAAGGTATCATTAATTGGATCATAATTATAAGGCATACCATAAGCATTACCTTCAATAGAATGACAACACCAATAACAACAACTATTATTATTAATCGGATTATTTAAATTATAATTATTTTGATAATATTCATTATCACACGAAATATCACTAACATCATTATTAAAATAACAAATATTTTCATATGGTGTAGGTTCAATTACTTTTTCATCATTTTTTTCAATATTAATAATAGTATTTATTTTATTCTGAGATATAGGTAATTGAATTACAATATCATCATCTTCATTATCCTTAATCATTGAATCAATTATATTTTTTTTATTACTTTTCTTAACTGAAACATCACTTACCGTTTTTTTTCTGGGCATATTAAATTAATACTACGCGTTATTTTCTTAAATAATTAAAAAAGATTTCTTTAATCACATCAACTACTTCATTTAAATTTTTATTTTCTTTTTTAACTTCTTTTGGTTTTTGAGTATTTTCAAAAAAATTTTTTATATATTTTACATCCTTATTTAATTCATTTATCATATTTATAATATACATTATTGATAAAATTAATATAACTAAAATAATAAATAATGTTAAATCCATTATTAATTATAAATAAAAAAAAATTATTCTGCAAAAACATAAGATACTGTTCCATTTAAATATCGTAAAACATTCATACTTCTAATATAATAATTCATCTTATAATTATAATTATAAGGAGCTACATTTAGTCTCTTTAATTTTTCATTTATTATTGTATTATCTTGATTATTTGTATATGTATATAAAGAAATCTCAAATGAACTTCCATTTAAACTACCAGAAGGTTTATTTCTTTCTGGAAATAAAGCAAATGAATATGAATAAATACCTGTTTTAGGAACTGCAGTATGATGTTTAAAAGGTTGTATTACATTAAAAAAATTAGCATTTTTTTCTTCAATTCTATTATAATTATTTAAAGTAATTTTTGCCTTACTTAATATTGCTTTTTCTTGATTTTCAGGAATACTATTTGTATAATTAGTAGTTGTATTAAATTTATAATAATCATCTCGTTTTAATGTCCATATTAATTCCTTAATATGTGTTCCTGTTCTCGTTAAAGTAGTAATATTAACTAAATCTGTTCCAGGTGTTATATTATAATCTGAACTTTTTAATATTTTTTCAGTTAATATATCAAGATTTGCATTATTACTTATCCAAGTTAAATCTTCATTACCTACCATTGCATAACTTGCTTCAATTGTTGCATTTAATTCTTTATTAATAACAAATGTATCAATTGAAATTTTATCATTTGGATACAATTCATTATAATAAATGGGACTAATATATAAATCTAAATCACTTGAATAAACTTGATATAAATTTTCAATATTTTCAAGTGTTAATTCAATCCAAATATTATTAACACCACCAGTAATTCTTGTTAATATTAAACCTAATGAAGGATTTTTTGAAATATTTAGATTTAAAGGAACTACAATTTCTTTTCCTTTAATTGATGATTTATTAATACTCTTATCTCCAATAGGATAAGAATTAGTATATCTATTATTATTAATAGTAATTATTGGTGGATCTAATTTAGGGTCAAAAAAACTACTGGTATTTCCAGTCATTTTATTAAAATTATCTTTAACTAATTCTGTAAATTCATTTGAAATAGTTATCCATTCACCAGTAGTTGTATCAATTATATTTCCATCAACTTTAAGAACTAATTCTTTAATTAATAAAGTTCCAAAATTATTTATCCATCTAAATTTATGTTTATCACTTGAATATATATCAGGTATAGTATATTTTAAATATAAATCTAATAAAAAATTATAATCATTTTTAGGAATATAACAAGTAAAAATAATATCTCTATTAATAAGATATGGATTATTTACAAAACTTAATGTTAAATTATCAAGTCCAAAATTAGTATGACGACGATATGCAAATTTAAAATAACTTATTTCAGGATTACAAGTTATATATGTATCTAATTGACTTTGACCACAATAAATTTGAGCTAAGACACCAGCACCCATTAATTATAACTAATTATTTTTTTTTAAATTGATTTAACAGGAACAGTTATTTCATTTTCTCCGTCATACATATTAAAATTAACTTTATCACCAATTCTAACTTTATTTTTATCTATAACTGATGTTACTAATACTACTTCTTTAATTGGAAATTTCTTATTATATAATTTTAATATTTCATCTTGTGATAAAGCATAATTATAGTAAGATAAATTAGCCATTTTAAGAGGCACATCTTTAGTAATAGTATCTGTTTCTGTTTGTTCTTCTATTTGACGTGCAACATAATGATCAGTAGATAAACCTTTATTAATTAATTTTATATTTGGATTTATATATAAATTACCTTGATTTTTTTTCATAACAGTTGAATGCATATCAGTACTATTTTCATTTGTTAAATTATTATTTAATGTGGAACGATCAGAAATTAATGTTCCATTAAAATAAACTTTACAATTAGTTCGATTTACAAATAATTCATCTTCTTGTTCTGGATTTTCTTGCATTACTATTGTAATCATATTCCAAGTTTTATTATAAGTTTGATTATTTATATCTTTAATACCTAATTTATTATCCTTTAAATTTTTAATTTGATTAGCACTACCTTTTAATTTTTTAGATGAAGAATTAAATGTGTCAGGATGATTTATATTATTATATTCTACTATAATATCTTTTCCATCATTACTTATTTTTACTAAAGGATTTTTTACAATTAAATAATTTTTTTGTTGATAAGTATCTCGTGAATATTCAAATTGATTATATGGTAATGTATTTAAATCTCCTTTGAAAAATAAAATTATATATTTATCTTTATCATCACCTTGAACTATTCGTTGTGTGGTATTATCCATTATATTGTAATATAACCAAAAATTATAAGAATATTCAGCACCTCCATTTTGATTTACTGATGGATTTAAATCAAAATAATTTGGATCTAATTTATTAATTGTTTCAACTCTACTATTAGGTTTATCAAATGAATAAATACCATCTAAAATCAAAGTTTGATTTTTATTTGAATTACTTAATTTAATATTTTTAATATATTCTGTATCATAAATTGAATAAGCAATAAATGCCATTATTAATAATAGAAATATTGCTAATATTACTTGAATTATAATGTCTAACATTTCTATTTATATATATTATTATATTTTATAAATAGGATTTCTTACTCCATAATTAGCTAATCCAATTTTTGATAAGAAACCACCTATTGGTCCTTTATAATAATCTCCATATATATCTTTTTGATTTAATTCATAATTATAAGTTGTTACTTTTGATATCAAACCTGAAAAACCTGGTCCTTCTGCAAAATCATTATTATTTCCACCAATATTTAAATAACCACTTACATTCATATCTAAATTCTTTAAATCCTTTTTAACCGCAGAATTAGGTAAATAATTATCATTCTCACCAGTACTGGTAGAATTTACTAAATCACCATCCACATATGCATATATATAATTCTTATATGAATTTGCATTACAAACAATTCCAATATGAACCCATCTTTGTAAAGGAATATATGGAATTGTAATTCCTTGTTTCATAAATTCTGATAAAGTATCCATTGTTAATTCAGAATAATTATTATATCTATTTTCAGGTAATGAAGAACCAAAACGAACATACATTCTATTATTATCTTTATCTAAAAAGACATATGGAGACATTTTAGTTAAATCTGTATTTTTTTCATCTTTAGTAATATTAAAAACATTTTTATACATTCCTTTATATTTATTCATATCGTGAATATAAATCCAAAATGTAAAACTTCGTCTTTCGCCATTTCCTGTTTTATCATAAATAAATTTAACTTTCTTTTTTTCATTACATAATACTGGTGATTTTGTTTCTTCTGCCATTAATATTGATTGTAAAAATACACGAGTTGTTATTAAATAATAAAGTAAATATGCTAATAAAACACAAACAATAACAACAACTATTAAACCTATATATAAACTTGAACCTTCAAATATGGAATTATAACCACTTTGAACTGATGAAGATAAAGTTGAAGATATAGTAGAAGAAGTTTTTTCTATACTTTTTTGAATTTTATCAATAATACCTTCTGATTTTACACCACTATCTGAAAAATTCATTTATTTATATTTCTATTTAATATTAATAAATAAATTTTCTATTTATTATATTCAAATGATAATTTCCAATATTATGAAATGGAAAACTTTTATTATTATAAAAATTTTTATTATTTTTTTTTTGTAATGATAAATAACTTAACATCTTCGTAAAATTAGCCAATTTTACTTTTTTTATCTTTTTATTAGGTATTTTAAATAATCCCTCTATTATTGATATAAATAATTCTATTCCTATTTCATTTGATTTATTCATAATCACATCAAAATAACAAAAATTTAATAAAAAATTCTTGTAAAATAATTCTTTTTCCTTTTTAATTCCATTACGATTATTATATAATTCTATTATTACATTTTCGTGAAAATTTAAAGGAATTAACCATTGTTCTTTCATTACAATTCGTCTTAAATAATCTCTATTATAATTATTTGAATATATATATTCATTTATAATTATTTCATCATTATTATCATAATAAGTATTAGATATATATTTTATAATATTTGATAAATTATAATTATATTTAATTATAATTTTAAGAGCATCACTAAAACTAATTTCTGAATTATATGTTTTTAAAATTTCATAAATTTCATATTCATTTATATTCGGAAAATTAATTATTTTACATTTCTTTTTTATATCTCCCAATTTTTTAACGATAGAATTATTTATAATACAAATTATTGGTATATGTTTTAATTTATTTGTATTATTATTTATAAAATTATATAATGTTATATTAATATTATTATCTAATGCTATTAATATATCATAATCATCTATAATTATTATTTTTTTAGAATTATTTGATGTTAATATTTGAATTAATGATGATATAAAGGATTTCATTAACAAATCATTCAATTGAATAGATGAAGAACAATTAAAACTATCAATATTAACTATAAATAAATTCAATTCTTTTGCTATATTATTAATACCATAAGTTTTTCCACTTCCAGAATTTCCTGCTATAAATAAACACGAATTTAAAGACAGTTTTTTATTATTTTCATAACTATCTATAATCCAATTTTTTATTATTTCCATTATTAAATTATTTACTAATAATTATTTTTATAATGAGATATATATAATAAGATAATATTGCTATTATTGGATACATTAAATCTAATGTTAAAGATGAATTTGCATTATAAGTTTTAATATTTCCTGATATATCAAACATTAATGAAGGTTTTAAAATAAATAATAAAATTATTATAATTAAATAAATTAAAATAGGTATTAATATCATTTGTTATTATTCTATAAATTAATTATAGAATAAATGATTTTAAAATTAATAATTATAATATTAGTAATTTTCATATTTCTATATTTCACTATTTATCAACTTGAGGGTTTTTCCAATAAAAATTATACTAATACTAATGTAATTTCTTGTGAATATAATAATATTTATTCTCATTTACCATATGATATAATTAGTAAAGATAAAAATGATAAAATTTATGATATTGGTAATGATGAATTAAATGAATTTTTTCGCAATATCTTTAAAATTGATATTTCTAAAGTTATTAGTTTAGTTGATGGTATTAATTGGTCAAAATGGTCGTATATTAATGATTTAAATTATTCATCTAATATTTATAATTATTATTCAAATGTAATTGAAGATTTTACAATTGGTCTTAATCATTCTAGTTTATTTATAAATGGTACTAAATATAATATAATTTCATCTAATCTCAATAGATATAAAACTTCTCTTGATAATTCCAATATTTATTTATTAGATATTAATATAATTATTTATAGACCTAATAGACCTCTTGCCAAAGATATTAAAATTTTTGCTGTTTGTAATGGTATTTATACTAATTTATTATTAGTAAAAGTTGTTGGTGTTATTCCAGAATGTCAATTAAAATCTACTCAAATTAATCAATTTGATTTAAATTCTTATAACAATTATAGTGAATTTATACCAACTGAAATAATTAATTATGATATGAATAGTTTTATTTATGATACTAATGATAAACTAGCTAAATCACAAGCTGAATACAATCTTTATAATAAATTACTTAAAGATTTGACTTAATTTTAATAATAATAATGAGCTATTTTGAATATGTAATGATTGGTGATTTAACACCTGTTTTTGAAGAAAAAACTTCTTTTATTTTATCACAAATTAATGAAGGAGTTGCATTATATAGAATTGATAAATATACCGATGAAGTTGTAGCGGAAGATAAAAAAAAAAGAACTTTAATTTTAACATCTGCTGTTAATGTTTGGAATGTTCTTTATCCAATTTTTAAGGATACTAATATTATTACTTTAGGTTTTTTTAAACAACGTATTATTTAGCAAATGAATTCCATTCAATTTTAAAATCTTCCATTATTTTTATAATTTCTTTACAATTATCTATAAAGAATTGTTCATAAACTTCAATTAAATCTGTTGATAATGAAAATCGAATAATTAATTGACTTATTAATGGATGAGGACAAATATAACCAACATAAGAACAATTAAATTCCTTATAAGTCTTTTTCTCTCTTATATATTTATTATGAAGTAATGATTGAAT